CAGATGAAGACGAACGAGTTGATGCAATAATAGAACAGGCAGGAATCTAAGATGTTTAGCATATCAGGGAATAGAGGATTCCAGATGACCTTTGAGAACGGATACACAGTGTCCGTTCAATTCGGTCCTGGGAATTATTGCGACAATTACAGTCTGCCTTTGAGTTATGGGGGTGAGAAAAAGACTGTCCCAGATAGTAAAAATGCTGAGACTGCCTTGATAGGTGGAGATAAGAAGTTAGTAAGATACTTGCATAATGAAGTGCAAAAAAATATGACTCCCGAAATGGTTTTGGATTTACTTAACCATGCGCGAGACCTACCCCAATATGTGAAGAAGAACCATAGTTAATGATGTATAATGAACCTTGCCTAGAAACTATGGGCAGATTGTTGAGTAAAACTGTTGATCTAGTTGTCACTTCTCCACCATACGATAATCTAAGGGACTACAACGGATATGCTTTTGATTTTGAAAGCATAGCAAAGGAACTTTACCGAGTCACCAAGGATGGTGGAGTAGTTGTCTGGATTGTTGGAGATGCGACAATCAATGGTAGTGAAACTGGAACAAGTTTTAAACAAGCATTATTCTTTAAGGAATGCGGATTCAACTTGCACGATACAATGATTTACCAGAAAGATAATCCTCCACCAGTAGGAGGTAGTAACAGATACTATCAGCACTTTGAATACATGTTCGTATTGAGTAAGGGTAAACCGAAAACGTTCAACCCTATTCTCGCGGAACGAAGAAATAAGTGGAACGACAAAAGAACTGAACGAACAAAAACTTTTACAAGGGGGAAGGATGGTGACAAGGGTGTCGCTAAAAAAGTATCACTTACAGGCAAAGTAAAAATCGGCAACATATTTAAGTATGTTGTTGGCGGTGGAAATAGTGTTGAGTATGGAGTAAAACATCCAGCAGCATTTCCAAAGAAACTGGTGGAAGACCATATTCTTAGTTGGAGCAACAAAGGCGATTTAGTTTACGATCCATTTATGGGAAGTGGCACAACTGCTATTGTCGCGGAAGAGAATGGTAGAAACTGGATAGGCAGCGAGATAAGCGAAGAGTATTGCAAAGTTATTGAAGAAAGAATGAGAAATCCCTTGCAATCTCATCCTGAATGCTTATAATAGTATGTTCAGGTTGAGTAATATCAATATTATTTTAAACGAGAAAGGAAGTACATTATGCAGTTAACTGAAAGCACACTGGCGGTTCTAAAGAACTTTGCCACCATTCAACCCAACGTCATTCTCAATGAAGGCAACACGGTCAAGACTATTGCGGAAGCAAAGAATGTCATGTCTGTTGCAGTCCTTGACCAGTCCTTTGACAAGACTGTCGGCATCTACAACCTTGACGAGTTTCTGAATGTCCTCTCTCTGGTTGACTCACCTGAACTTACATTTGGCAGTGAGTTTGTCACTGTCTCTGACGCAACTGGTCGGTCTAAGATCAAATACTTTTACAGCGACATCGGTATCCTGACCTCACCCGCAAAGGACATTCCAATGCCCGAAGCAGAAGTGAAGTTTACCCTTGATGAAGTAACGCTTGGTCGCATCAGGCGAGCAGCATCAGCACTCGGTCATGAGAAGATGACTATCACCTCAGATGGAGTCGGCATTAAAATTTGTGTTGTAGACCACACGGACTCAACATCAAATGCATTTGAGATTACGGTTCCAGGAACTTGTGATTCAAATGACTTTACCTTTGTGATGAATATTAGCAATCTCAAGTTGATTGCTGGTGACTACGATGTTGAAGTATCAAGTCGCCTCATCTCAAAGTTTACTAACAAAGGCAGTGATGTGTCATACTTCATCGCCCTTGAAAAATCATCTACCTACGGAGTATAATCTAGTATGCCACAAGATAAAAGTACCACAAAAGACGTTCCCTTTGCACAAGCAAAAGAAGTCTATGATTCAAGTTTTCGTGTTGCACGAACAACCATCTCAGTAGTTGATGCAATGTGTCAGCGCGGTGCAGTTAAGGGTGAGGAACTCTCTGCTATCGGTCAACTGCGTGACCAGTGCGTACAACTTGCACAACTATGTGAGGAGTTCCAAAGCGCAGACGAAGATTAAGGATTACTGGCGAGTAGCACAGCGGTAGTGCATTTCACTGTTAATGAAAATGTCGTAGGTTCGATCCCTACCTCGCCAGCCACCATATATTATTGAATAGGAACACTTATATTATGACAAGCAGTATTACACATGACGCAAAGAATGCACTCTGGTGCGAACGGTATCGCCCAAAGAGCATCAAAGAATGTATCCTTCCTCCCTCACTGAAGGGAACCTTTCAAGAGATAGTTGACACTGGAGAAGTTCCGAACCTACTGTTTAGTGGAACTGCTGGCACTGGTAAGACTACAGTCGCTAGAGCAATCTGCGAAGAACTATCTCTTGACTACATCATCATCAACGCATCCGAGTCAGGCAACATTGACACCCTGCGTGGTAAGATCAAACAGTTTGCCTCAAGCATCTCCCTATCTGGTGGATACAAAGTTGTCATACTTGACGAGGCAGATTATCTAAACGCACAATCAACTCAACCCGCATTGCGCGGATTCATTGAAGAGTTCAGTGCAAACTGTCGTTTCATCTTAACATGTAACTTCAAGAATCGTATCATAGAACCACTACACTCACGGTGTGGTGTCATTGAATTCAACACGACCAAAAAAGAAATGGCAACTTTGTGTCAGTCCTTTATGGAGCGAACTGTTGAGATACTGAAGAACGAAGGCATCAGTGATTATCCGATGGAGCAACTCGCAGAATTGATTATGCGTCACGCACCTGATTGGCGCAGAGTCTTGAACGAACTGCAACGTCACTCCAAAGGCGGTTCACTGTCTCTGGATGTCATCGGCAAAGTGAGCGGTGGCAACACGGACGAACTCTTTGGATACCTGAAGAGCAAAGACTTCAAAAAGATGCGCGTCTGGGTTGCTAACAATATGGATGTAGAGTCTACGGTTATCTTCCGCAGCATCTACGACCAGATGAATGGTTCAGTTGACCCCAACAGCATACCACAGGTTGTTCTCATCCTTGCAGACTACAGTTACAAAGGTAGTTTTATGGCAGATGCCGAACTGAATGTTGTTGCATGTTTCACCGAGATAATGTCGCAGTGCAACTTCCTTGACAACATGGGTGCTGGTAATGACTGAAGATAAGGTGATTGAGGACTTCTCTGAGATGTTCCCAAACTGCCCTCACCCAGAACACCAACCAAGGGTAGTAGAATATCTTGTGAAAGTATTTAAGCATGTCAATGATCAGCGTGTTAAAAGAGAACTGCTTGAAGCACAAGCGATTGAAGATTCCAAAAAGGAATCTGTAGATGATGAAGGAAGTAAAGATGAGTGATTATGAAGATGATGCAGAAAATTTCCCTTGGGACGAAGAGCAGACAGTAATAATAGCAACCAAACTAAAGAGCATGTTTGATAACATTCAGAAAGTTGTAGACGTTGACCTTATGAAGTTTACTTCACATGAACTGGAAATCCTTGAAACTGTTTATGGCACTAAACTAGTTTATCCCATATACCCCGACTTAGAAAAAGTACTGTCTGGTCCTGAAACTTCAAAGTTGTTGCACTAATGAATCCGTTTGAATATGTAAAGAGTATCACCCATAGCAAGGTAGATATTATGATTGGCGAAGAGGAAGAGAAGGGATACAATTCGTTCCTTATCAATCGAGGTCTGTCATACTATCAGGACACGGTCTTGTTTGCCAATGAGATGAACAGGCATTCACACTTGGACAACCGTCTACAGTTTGATTTCTTGCGCGGATGCATTCGTCCTCGCAAGCGGTTTAGCAAGTGGGCAAAGAAAATAGTTCCAAGTGACATAGAAGTGGTGAAGGAGTACTATGGTTATAGTAATCCGAAAGCAGAGTCAGTGATTGACCTGTTGACAGAAGACGATATCAAGAATATGAAGTCGTATTTGTCCAAAGGTGGAAGTAAGAAAAATGCTAAATAGTATTTGTCTAGATGACTATATCATAACTTCACCTGAATTGGAAAATACTATTATGGATAATTTGGTATCGTGGACTCCCGCAGATATGCTAGAGATCACATTGAATGAACCTGATGACTTTCTCAAAGTCCGAGAAACCCTCACCCGAATAGGAGTGGCATCACGCAAGGAGCAGAAGTTGTTCCAGTCTTGCCATATCTTACATAAGCAAGGTCGCTACTTCATACTATCATTCAAGGAGTTATTTCTTCTTGATGGTAAGAAGTCTAACCTTGAAGCAAACGACCTAGAGAGGCGCAATAGCATCGCCACTTTGTTGAGCGATTGGGGATTGATTAACATAGTCGATAATTCCAAGTGCCAAGACAAAGCACCTCTACGGCAAATAAAGATTGTATCCTTCAAAGAGAAATCTGAATGGGAACTCTGCCAAAAATATAACATAGGTTCGAAAATAGTTCAAACCCCTTGACTTTCTACTCCAGATGTGGATAATAGTAACAGTAGAGTAACACTTTTATGCTAAATAGAAGCGTCCCGAAAGGGTTTTACTAACTGTTATGGAGAGAAAGAGAGATGCAAGATGTAGCATGCACAAAATGTTTTTATGTGCGTACAATAACTTCCAACCTGATGATGATATCTTGGGTTGGTTATTGCTTAACAACCATATTAAGCGCAATGTAGTTCACGGTGGCGCATGCCTGATTGGGCATAGCATCTCACAGATAGTGGTCGGGGTCTGTGACATTATTTATTTTATCATTATGGAGTTATTGATTGAAGTTCTATACACAAGTATCAAGAATAGCAAACAGCATATGTTATCGTGGTTATGAAAATGGCGAACGAGTAACATACCGCAAACCCTTTAAACCAACACTGTATGTAACATCGAAGAATCCAAACGCACAATGGAAGACCCTTGAAGGTCGCCCCGTTGACCCAATGCAGTTTGATGATATGAAAGAAGCGACACAGTTCCTCAAGAGGTACGAAGGTGTTGAACACATACAAGTTCAAGGCAATAGCAACTATGCCGCGCAATACATCCAAGAACACTACCCTCATGAAATCAAGTATGACCCAACTCTCGTTAAGGTTGCGAACATCGATATCGAAGTCGCATCGGACGATGGGTTCCCCGAACCAGAGAAAGCGGAGCGAGAGGTTCAGTCTATCGCACTCAAATACTTTGGACTCCCGACAGTCTATGTCTGGGCTCTTAAAGCAGGTGGAAAATACGACCCAACTAAAACTCAACTTGACATGGACTCCAGTGACATAGTCTACATTGAATGTGGCGGTGAGGTTGACCTACTATTGAAGTTCTTGCAGTTCTGGAATGCCAGCGACACATCACCTGATGTCGTGACTGGTTGGAACGTGCGAATGTTCGACATCCCCTATCTTGTCAACCGAGTTGAGAAGATGATTGGTGCTGACTCAGTGAAGAAGTTTTCGCCTTGGGGCATCGTGCGAGAGAAGCAAGTAACACGAATGGGTCGCCAGTCACAGGTCTTTGAACTTGTAGGAGTAGAGACCATTGACTACTGGGATTTGTTCCAGAAGTTTGGTAACCTTATCTACGGTGTGCAAGAGTCATACAAACTTGACAACATCGCCAACGTGGTACTTGGTGAGAAGAAACTATCCTATGAGGAACACGGCAACCTTTTCACATTGTACAAAGAAGACTATCAAAAGTTCATTGACTACAACATCAAAGACGTTCTGTTGGTTGAGAAGATAGACGAGAAAGTTCAACTAATGAATCTCTGTATGATGATAGCATACAAAGGTGGATGTAACTATCAGGAAGCATTTGGAACCACACAGTTGTGGGACACATACATCTATCGCGAACTATGCTTGCAGAAGAAAGTCGTGCCACCCAAAGTTGATAGGCAACT